ACCGGTATGACACGTGTTACTACTAACTTAGGTAACGCTGTTACAGCACACAAGTACACAGCAACCTGATCTGCTAGTGTAATTGTTAACAAGACCCTTCGGGGTCTTGTTTTATAAAGGTATTCGGTACCTTTATAAAACAAGCGAGGTATTTATGGCAACAAATTTAGTAACAAAAGCAGAATACAAAGCTTACATGGGAATTACAAGCGCAAACTCTGATGCAGAAATTGATCTCTTAATACCCAAGGTTAGCGATTTAGTAAAAACATATTGCCGTCGTACTTTCATTGACTATTACGACGAGGCTCTAACAGAAGTCTGTGATGGTGGTTTTAAGCAGATTATATTAAAAGAAACCCCCGTAGTTACAGTTAACTCCGTAGCTTATAGTGCAGACTATGGTAAGACTTATACTAATCTTGTAAAGTTTACAGACTACGTAGTTCGTGGTGACTATGTACTTAGTTTGAATCCAAATGGGTTCTCAGAACAGATTAACGGTTATAAAGTAGTTTATTTTGCAGGATACGAAGCAGTACCTGGCGATTTAAAATTAGCTGTATTAGATTTAGTAGAATACTACTCACGCAATAATGGTGCTGTACACAGTACGCGTGATCTGAATCCTAATACCACACAGATTAATTATGTTGCTTCAAGCAACTTTCCTGCTTCGATCAAGCGTGTGTTAGATCAGTACATGGCAGATTTTACATGAGTGTATCAGATTTTAGCTCAGTAATGAAGGCAAGAGCCGCTTTACAGAATATGAATACCACTACGGATATTCTTAGTTCTTGGACAGATGCTCTACAAAATAGTTTAATTGTTCCTACAGATGTATCTAAGGAAAAAGCAAAGCTAGGCGTAACATCTTCACTAATGATACAGGATACTGTAAATCCAGACGACCCAAAAGCTAGAGGTATTTCTACTTTTAGAAATAGAGCTATGGCTCTAAGCCATAATGAAACAATAGTTACTGAAGAAGGTTTACGTAGGCACTGGAAATTTTACAACTTAAAAATGCCAATAATTACAGAGACTGGCGTTAGTAAAGGTACCAGAAAATACGATAATAAGCCTTTATTAAAAGCATATATAACATGGTATAATCAAAACTATAAAAAACGTAATAAAAGCAGCTTAGAGTTATTTTCTAATACTGGAACTACGGACAATATAGAAGAAGCTACCGGAATAAAGTATTCAGATACGTATAGTAACACAGCCAGTGTTATGAAAAAGTTTTTAAAAGCCTGTGGCCTAAGCGCAGAAGAAGCTGAAAATTACTCAAAGAATTTTGAAGTAGGTCACGTAGAGTCTCAAGCATTTATTAGATTAAAATCTACATACCAAGCAGGTGAATTTTATAATGGTAATTTTATTGAAAAAATAATCAAACTACACGAGATGCTAGATTTAGCCTCTAGTAGTTTATTACCAGAGTACGAAGCTTTAACGGCTTCTGTACTAAAAGGTACAGAAAATAGGGGCAATCTTTTTGTAGCTGTAGAAATGCAGTTAAAAGGAAATGATAGTCTAAAAAGTAAGAGTAAATATGTAGGTATAGGCAATGCTAATACTAACCAAGGTTCAGGAGCACTGTCAAGAGCTTTAGGACTCGTAGCCATTTTAAGAGATATAGGCAGTAAAGATAATTTAGTAGATCCTAAAGATAAAATGGCTATTAGGCACATAGGTCAAGAAGCAGCAGTAGTTGCTGATAAGCTTAACCAAATTTATAAAAATTACAAAGCTAACATAGCCGAAGTTAGAAAAGCTTTATACAGCAGTTTTCCCAATAATAAAAAAGAAATTGCAGCCTTTTTATTAGATTTAAAAAGTTCTAAAACATTAAGACAGCACATAAAAGAGACTCAATTAGCGGCCTTACGTAATACAACAGTTAAGCCTTTTATTGCAAAAATTAATCCAACACCTGTAAAATCTTTTAACTCTACTGTTGCTAAAGGCAAGAAGTTAGAAAAAGATATAAAAGACGCTACTAATAAATTAAAAGGTAACTTATCTAAACTTAAAGCTGTAAAAGTTAAAAAGCCTGGACCTGTTGGTCCTGCTTTAAGATTACAAGCTGAGCCTGAAGAGTCTCAGGCTAATTTGCCCAACTTGTTATTTTTAATAAATTCACAATTACAAGATGTAGTTAGTGCTAATATGGGTGATGGCAATAGGCGTGACATTTTAAACTATAGAACAGGAAGACTTGCTGCTTCTGCTAAAGTAACCACATTGAGTGAGAGTAGACAAGGAATGATAACTGCATTTTATAGTTACATGAAATATCCCTACGCAACATTTAGCGGTGGGCCTCCAGTTGGCCGTCAGTCTGTTCCAAGAAGTAGAGATCCTAAACTACTTATATCTACCTCAATTAGGCAAATTGCACAACAAGTGGTAGGTAACAACCTAAGGGCAGTAGCCTTATGACAAAAAGAATAAGTATTGTAACAGCCCTAGCTGAAAAGTTTAAAATAATTGACGGTACTGGTACATTTAAAACAGATTTAAACAACAACAGTTATCCTAAATTAAAATTCTGGGACGAAGTACAAGATTTTCCCTGCGTGTATCTTACAGCAGGTTCAGAAATTCGTGAATATTTACCAAGTGGTTTTACCTGGGGATTTTTAAACGTCAGCGTTAAAGCGTACGTTAGAAGCGAAAGTGAAGCGCAACAACAGTTAGAAGATCTATTAAATGATATCGAAAATGTAGTAGACGCTAACCGTGCATTAGTATATGATAATACTACTAACTTTTCAACTACTGAAATTTTAATTCAGTCTATAACCACCGATGAAGGATTATTAACTCCTTATGGTGTCGGTGAAATCAACTTACAAGTGCGCTACGCACTTGTATAACTCTCGGATTTACGCAAGCATAACAGCAGATAAATATCTAGTTACGATGCTTAAAATATTTCCAAAAATCATAAAGGAAAGAGTATGGCATTAAATTTAATTCGTAATAGTCGAGTGTTCTTCACGACTAATGTAGACAGTAACGGCCTAGTTAAAACTACAGGCTTTACCGCTGCAGACACATTTGAGATCCAAGTCCAAGACGGATTTTCATTCTCACAAAATTCAGCACAAGAAACAGTTACACTAAATGAAGCAGGTGCAACACCAATTCGTGGACAACGAAGCTTTAATACTTCATTAGAGCCAGCTGACTGGAGTTTTTCCACCTATATTCGCCCTAGGTTTGTAGAAGGTACAGGAACAGTTACATTAGGCACGCTTGATGCTGACGACACAGTTGCTTGTGAAGAGTCTGTGTTATGGGGTGCTATTTCAAGCAATGATGGTCTCGGATGGGTAACATCTACTTCAACATCACCTTTTTCAGATTCAAGAGCTAGTTATGTTTCTTTTGCTAACTCTAACAAGCACCAACTACAGCCCTTTGGTTTAGTTATTAAGTTTGATAACTCAGCTTATATTATTGATAATTGTGTTCTTGATACGGCCACTATCGATTTTGGTATTGATGCTATTGCTTCTATTGCTTGGGCCGGTAAGGGTATGGTAGTACGTGAAGCTACTGTAACACTAGATGCAACCACTGCTTCTTTTAAAATAGGTTCAGCAACTGCCGGAGTTTATAAACCAAAAAATACTACTGCACCTTATATAGCTAATAAGCTGTCAACTATGACACTTACTAATAGTGCTTCACCTAATACTGTATACACAGTAGCTTTAACAGGCGGAAGTTTAAGTATTGCTAATAACGTAACATACTTAACTCCAGCTAATTTAGGTACACTAAATGTACCTTGTACATATTTTACAGGTACACGCACTATAACATCTAATGTTACTGCTTACTTAAAAACAGGTGCAGGTTCTCCCTCAGCTTTACTATCGGCTTTATTAAGTGCCAATAGTACTGAAAACAAATTTAGTGCTCTAATTTCTGTTGGAGGTAGTGTTAGTAATAGCAACAAAGTAGAGATAGTTATGCCTACAACAATGTTAACTATTCCAACAATAACTACTGAACAAGTTATTTCTACAGCAATTACTTTAACTGCTCAAGGTTCTACCAGTGGTTCTGCCAGTGACTTATATGACATTGAGCAACCTAATGAGCTTACTATTAAATATTACGCAACCAATAATACTGTTTAATAACAGTATAAGTTGCATTTTCATAGAGGCTGGGTTGATCTCCAGCCTCTCTTTTTAATCTTACTATAAAATGACTATTAATACCCTCTCTTTAAAAACACTGTTAGTTCCTTCAAAATCAGTACAGGTTGAATATCCTGGTATGCCTGGTTTTATGATTGATTTGGCATTTTTATCTCGCGAAACACTTTTGTCAATTCGCAAAAAGTCTACTAAGACTAGTTTTAAAAATCGTCAAGCTTCTGAAGAATTTAATGAAGATTTATTCCTACAACTTTACGTTGAAAATGCAGTTAAAGGATGGTCAGGTTTAAAACTGACTTATTTAGAACAACTAGCACCAGTTGACTTAAAAGAACAAGACATGGAAGCAGACTTAGGTTACAGCGCAGAAAATGCCTTATACTTAATGAAAAACTCCAGTAATTTTGACGCATTTATTAGCGAACAGGTTACAGACTTGGGAAACTTTTCGACGACCAGCTCCAGCAAGTAAATCTGCAGTTGGTTAACTACATTCAGAATATGTCGGTAGCAATGACTAAAGACATGTATTTTGAAATGTGTGAAACATTAGGTACTGAACCTGTAGAGTCTGAAATTCCGGTCGAGTTTGATGACTTTCCGTTTGAAGTGCAACAAGCATTTAATGCTTATAGGATGTTACGAGATGAGTGGGATTTCATGAATGGAAACTACTTAGGAAAGTCCTTAATAGGTATTAAAGATGTTTTAGAAGCAACAGAGGTTGAAGCATCTGAACAAAAATTTATAATTATGCTAATACGCGTAATTGATAATATTAGATCAGATGAAATCAATAATAAGAAAAAAACACAAGAGCCTGCTAATTAAAATTAGCGGGCTTTTTTGCGTTAAAAATTTTTTGGTTTGACAACTGTGTGGTCACGTGGTATAATGATCTCTAGTCAAGTTATCAAAAAAATTTTGGTAATACCCGAACAGGAGTAAGCATGAGTAACGATACAACAGTTTTACAAGTTAAATTGGACGACCTAGGAACTATTGAAAAGAGTGAGCAAAAGCTTAAAAAATATAGAGGTACCTATGACTCGCTTGAAAAACAGATGAGTAAAGGCCTTGGCGGGGGCAAAGGTAGCAGTGGTTGGAAAAAAGCCACAATGGGTGCAAATGAATACGATATTGCTAGGGGTAGTGCCGGCGCCACAGGTGCGTCAGGACGAGACTTTGCAAACCAAGCCCGTGGGCTTGATGGATTAGTACGTCTATATGCTACTTATGCTGCTAATGTATTTGCGGCTGGAGCTGCTTTCCGAGCATTAAGTGATGCAGCAGATACTACTAATATGATTGAAGGTATGAATCAGTTAGGTGCTGCTAGTGGAATAGCACTAGGTACTATTGCTCAAAATTTAAGAAATGCTACCGACGGTGCAATTAGTATGCGCGAAGCGATGGAAGCAACTACAAAAGGTACTGCTGCGGGACTATCCGGTAAACAAATGGAGCAACTAGGACAAGTTGCTAACAAAGCTTCTAAAGCTTTGGGTATTGCTATGCCTGATGCTATCAGCCGTTTAACTCGCGGTATTAGTAAGCTAGAACCTGAATTGTTAGACGAACTTGGTTTATTTACAAAAATAGGCCCTGCTACTGAAAATTATGCTAGAAGTATAGGTAAAGCTACAGGTAGCTTAACAGACTTTGAAAGACGCCAAGCATTTGCTAATGCTGTTTTAAAAGAAGGTATCGACAAGTTTAATTCTATTGAAGTTCCCGCAAATCCTTATGACAAGCTCGCCGCCAGTTTAAAAGACTTAAGCTTTAAAGCGTTAGAAATTGTTAATAAAGCTCTTGTGCCGTTAGTTAATATATTGTCTCAAAATCCTGTTGCTCTACTTGGAGTTTTAGCTGCAATAGGTACATCAATAGTTAAAAGTGCTATACCAGCACTAGGACAGTATAGAGAAAATTTACAGAAAACTGCTGACGCAAGTAGAATGATTTTTGGTAGTATGTATAGAGATATGAATCAAAAATACATTGATATGGCTAAGACAGCAGGTATAAACGCAGAAAAAGCTTTTAAAAAGCTACCAGCTACAATAGATAAAGTTTCAGCGCTATCTAAAGACGCCACGACTTTTAGTAGAACAACCAAAACGGACTATGCTGCATTAGCCGGTAAAGATCCGTTTGCTCTTACGCCTGAAGAAATAAGATCTTTAGATCGCCGTGCTAACGATTTAGCTAAGCGAAATGCTGAAGAATCTACTAGGCTTAAGGCCCATGTAGCTCAATTAAAAGCTATTCGTGCAGGTGCATATGCCGCTGGTTCAACCGCATCAGAAGTTCTTATTAAAGGGACAGAATCAGGACTGACTACCCCAGGTTCTAATGATATTATAAATAAGCGTATACTAAACAAACTGTCTAGTGATACTATAAGAGTTACAACTGCAGAAACTCAGGCGGTTTATGGGTCTAGAGCAGCCTATAAAAAATTAAATGAAGAGATTGCTAAAGCTAGAGCTGGAACATTAATAATACAAACTGGTACTAATAAAGACGGTTCTGCAATTACACAAGAAGCTCCAAAAATTACAGCACTTCAAGCAGGGTTAACTCGTACAGCTGGAATGGTTGGCATAGTAGCACAAAAAATTGCTTCACTAGTTTCAGCGTTTGGTTACATAGGCATGGCTATAGGTGCCGCAATTGGAGCTTTTGCTTTACTTGATTCTTGGTTTACAAAAACAGAAAAAGAAGCAGCCGATTTTGATAAAGCAATGCAAACTACTTCAGACGCAGTTGATAATGCAAGGAGAACTTTAGCAGCTCTCGCAAAACAGCCTGGAATAGCTACAGCCTCAATTCAAGGATTTTTTGCACTTTCAAATGCAAGCAATACCACAACTGATGCAATTGAAGCACAAATAGACAGTACAAAAAACCTATTAAAAACACTGCAGAGCAGTGGCTGGGATAGTGCAATAGATAGAATTAAGGGATTATTTGATAAAGATATTAACTCTGATTCAGCAAAAAATCTTGCTGCTACGGTCCAGCAACAGTTACAAATATTTCGTGCAGCTGGTATGGGCGATCAAGCAGAAGCAAACTTTAAGAAAGCTATAGGTGTAAATAGTTTAGATCTCACTACTGTAACAGCAAGATTTAAAGTAAGTACTGGTGCACAAGACGAGTTTCAAAAATCAAATAAAGCACTCGCTGTTAACTTAGCAGAGTCTAGCGCTAAACTTCAAGATTTTAAAACTGCTACAGAAAATGTTACAAAAGCTTATGATGAGTTTATTCAATCTACGGCCTCTAATAATCCTTTATTTAAAATAGGGGCTGCTTTAGAAGATGTATCTTTGTCTATGGATAAGTTAACAAGGGGCAGTCTTCAAGAAATGAATGCTGCTTTTAATGATTTAGCAAGTAGTCCTAAGAAAATGGCACAGTTTGGACCTGAGTTCATAGCGCAGTTTATTGCAATACGTGCACAATTTAAAACTACATTACAAG